ATGCGGTATCCAGTCAATATTGAAAAAGATGTAAAAACGTTTGTGGTTAGTTTTCCCGACATCCCGGAAGCGTTGACCTCGGGTTATACGCACGAAGAAGCTTTGGATATGGGTCAAGACGCGCTGGTGACGGCGATGGACTTTTATTTTGAAGACCGTCGCCCGGTGCCGATGCCGAGTAAGCCGGCTGCCGGTCAAGAAACGATAGAGCTGCCGCCAAGCGTTGCCGCGAAGGTGCTGCTGCTCAATGAGATGTTGCGGCAGAAGATCAGCAACGCCGAATTGGCGCGCCGGATCGGGTCGCAGCCGCGTGAGGTTCAGCGCATCGTCGATCTGGGGCATGCGACGAAAATTGACACCATCGCCAAGGCGATGGCGGCGCTTGGGAAGCATCTTGATTTCAAGGTGACCGCCGCGTGAATTGAGTGAGGTTACGAAAGCACGGGCGGCAGAATGCCGCCCTTACGGGTGAATGCGGGCGGCAGACCTGCCCCCGCGATTGCGGGCGGCAGAATGCCGCCCCTACGATCTCGCCCGGAGGTATTCGATCAGGGCGCGGCACTGAATCTGGCAGGTGCGGGCGCGCTCGAAGACGTGCGTTGCGTGCAAGACGATTTCTTCGGTGGTGGCGCTGGCCGGCGGGTCGCTGATGGCCGAGTAATTGCAGCCGCGCTCGCAGGCCAGGATGACCGCTTCAGGGACTGGCTCGCATGAGCGGACGGTAGGAGTCGAGGTACAGCCGGAAAAGATCGTCAGATAAAGGCCAATCGTCGGAATCAGGGCAAGGCGGCGCATGGTTGATTTCTCCGGTCAGGGTGGGCACGGTTGGGGCAAGGCTTAAAATTAAATTCGCTGTAGTGCGATCTGGCGCGTCGGATTTTTCGTCGGCGCGCGCTTTTTTGAGCGCGGCGTAGTCGCGGCGAAGGTCGTTGTATTCTTTTTCGGTTTCGGCCAACTTGGCGGCGGCGGCGGCGGCGATTTGCCGGTCGGCCTGCAATAGACTCTCACGCACGGAGAGGGCGACGCGCAGGGCTTCGTCGTCGGCCTTCCATTTGGCGGCGTTGCAGTCGAGCCGCGCCAGGTGGACGCCGCCCCAAAAGCCGCCGCTGGCGCCGAGCAGCAGCGCGCCCAGCGCTGTGAGGGTGAGTGTTTTGATTTCGATCATTTCAAGAAAATAATGTGGTTACGAAGGCGGGCGGCAGAATGCCGCCCCTACGGCTGAATGCAGGCGGCAGAATGCCGCCCCTACGACGATTCCCCAAGGCGCGTTTTTCGTTCGTGGGAATGACGGCGGCGGTCAGCAGCAAGTCATTCATGGCATTGTCTCCCCAAGGCATGTTTTTCGTTCGCGCTCGCGACGGATTTCAAGGCCATGCAGTTTCTGGCCGCCGGCATAGACCCAGCGCGGAATTTCGTTGCATGCGCCGGTGTAATCTCCGGCGTTCAGTTTTTTGACGAGGGTCGATTTGCAAAAAGCGCCGCCGCCGATGTTGTAAGCCAGGCTCACAAAGGCGTCGTATTCGTACTGGTGCAGCGGGACGGTGACGCATGTCTTGATCGCGTCGCCGACTTGGGTGGCGTCGCGCAGCAGCAACTGTTCGGCTTCGGCGGCGGTCACGCGCTGGCCAAGTTCCACGCCTTCGGTGGTTCCATAACCGATGGTCGGGACGCCGACGCTGTCGAGGTAGGCTTCTTCCTTATGGCCCTCATAGCCCATGATGGCGGTCAGGCAGGCGGCCAGTACAAAAAGCGTGCCGACCGGCATGCGGCTACTCTTGGGCGCTTCCATCGTCGTCTTCAGCACGGGCACGATAACGTCTCCATCTTGCTTTTAATGCGGTCAGCCATTTTTCGATCACTTCGACGTAGCGCGGGATCAAAATGCCGATTTGCAGGAGCAAAAAGAGCAGGGTCAAAATCCCGATCCATTCTTCGAGCGTGAGGCCGTAGATCGTCGTGCCCGCCAGCACGATGGTGGTTTTCACCATGGCCGAGGATTTATCGTCAACCATGTTTACACCTCCGGCCAGCCGCTCAGCCAGTCGTAGAAAAGCACATCCCGCACGTCGGCCAGCGCATCGACGGCGTCGCTGTGTTTGCCGCTGATGCCGGCGATGGCGGCTTCCATTTTGTAAAAGGCGGAACCCTTTTGCCAGATTTTTTTGGCCAGATCGCGGGCGTCGATGCCGCGATATTCGGCTTCTTCCCAGATGCGCGGGTTGGACGCCTTGATGTTCGCCAGCGTGGTTTGGGCGCCGTAGCCGACAATCTTTTCCGCCTCAAGAAACTTGTACGTCCACGCCATGATTTCGGCGGGCGAAATGCCGAGCGTCGTTTTGTTTCTGAGGCTGGCGGCAATGTCGCTGATGGCGCTTTTGATGTTGGCGCGCGCTTCGTCGAGGGTCGGAATTTTGTCCGCCGGCGCCAGCGCTTTGTTGCCCGCCGACAGCCACGCTTGGTATTCGTCCCAGCCCGGATCGCCCAGCTTGAGCGTTTGCCCGGTGTCGTAGTCGTACACGCCGCCTTGGCGGAGGAGTTGGTAACGGGTGCGGATCATGATGCAGGTACTCCGAACCATTCGAGCAAAATCAATCCGTCGCCGGGCGGAATGTTTTGATTTGAGCTTGTACCTGTAATTGAGCCGCCGCAACCATTTCTTGCCAGCGTCGCCGACAGCGCCGAGGCAATGCCTAACAAGGGGCAAACGCCGCCAAGCCCAGCGACTGAGCCGTTTAAAAAAGAAAACCCGGCGGTTGTTGGTGTGACGAACGACCCGATCCCACCGTCGCCGCCTTCACAAAAGTATTCCTGATAGCGCGAATGTTGCTTGCAGGAAGCGTGAGAAGCCGTACTCGTGCTGGTTGAATATGTCTCCCCGTTAAATCGCTGAAACAAGTTTGCCTGCCCCCAAGACCCGCCTTCGCCGCCGCTGGCGTAGTTGCCGTTGCTTGTGCTGCTGTATTGCGCTTTGCCTGCGCCCCCGACAGGTATCACGAGCCCGTTAATCGTCGTCGTCGTTCCCGCAACCCCTGTCGCAGTCGTTCCTTCTGTTGTTGCTGTATTAGAGACGTTCGTGCCGCGCTGCCCGATGACGCCGCTGATGATTTTATTTGACGCAACGATCAGCGGAAGTTTCAGTATCCCGGCGCCGCCGCCGCCGCCGCCGTAGGTTGTGTTGGCTCTCGCCGCACCGCTTCCGGCCGCACAGCCGGAAACATAAACCAGCGAAACGCCGGAGGGCATCGTGATCGAGAACGGGCCGGGCGTATCGAAGATGGCGCACTGATAGCCGATGGTGGAAAGCCTTGCGAGGATGGAATCTCCCGCCAAAGCCGACAATCTGCTGCTGACAAGGGCGTCGAGCCTGTCCAGATTCCCCGCCCGCTCTGCTGTCAGCAGCCCGACCAGCTCGCGCGTGTTGTGCCAAATGTCGATGATTCGATTCATCATGATTTTTTCCCTCAGGTTGTGCTTTGAAATCTGCCGTCGGCGTCGTAAACGAAGTTCACTTCGCGCACCGGTTGCCATGTCTCGTTGTCGGTGGAGTAGTGCCATTTCACCCCTGAGCACAGCCCTTTGTTGACGCCCGTGGGGAAATACTCGTAGTCGATGCGGGCGCGCAGCAGCCCCGGCTGTTCGATGAACGGCCAATGGTGGTAAATCGTGCTGCCCACTTTGCCGTCGGCCGTCGGCGTTTCTTCGGCCACGCGCCAATGCACACGATCCCACGGCGCCAGCGCAACGGCGTGCGCGATGAAGTTGGCGTTGGCGCTGTCGAGAGCGATTTGCCAGTTCTGGGTGACGTTCGGCGATGCGACGTCAAGTGGTTGAAATGCTGGTGTTGGTTCCATGTGTCGGTTCCTTTGTTTGTTTCAATTTGCAGGCGGCAGAATGCCGCCCCTACGCCTGATTGCAGGCGGCAGGATGCCGTCCCTACGGCTGATGCCTGAACCAGCGAACCATCCGCCTGCCTGATCCATGTGCCGCCTTGTTGCGGGTGTTTCATTTCAATCTCCGATCTCGTAGGCTGTCGTGAAATCGTCTTGCCACCAGATGATGCCGTTGGCGAGGTCGATAAGCCGCCCGCTGTCGTAGGTGATGGGCATCGAGCAGCCTTCCGGCATCCATCCCAAGAGCGCGGCAAAGACTTTTTCGCGCAAGGCGGTAAGCGCCGGTTGCGCTGCCGCGCCCTTTTCGTCGGACAGGTTGCGCGCGCCGATCACGACGCCAAAGGTCGCCTCGACGCGCTGGCTGATGCCGTTTGCCCAGCGGTTCTTGCCGGCGGACTCCGCCAGCGGAATGACGAACAACGCGGGCACGGCTTTGGTGTCGGTGGTGGCGGCGGCGTACTTGGCCGCGCCGCCGATCTGGTTGACGGGAACCGTCGCGGCAAGCCTTGCCGCCACCGCGCTCAAATCAACCGAGGATGTTTTCATGCTGCGCTCCCGGCGATCCGGTTGCGAATGATCGCCCCGATAGCATCGCTGTCGTCCCGGTTGATGCCGAAGAACGGGCGCGCCGGAATCGTGACGCCTTTGACTGTGGCGTACCCGCCCGGATACCTGAAACGTAAATACTTGCCGTTTTTGGGCTTGATCTGTGCGCCGAATTGATGAGCCGCCGCCCAAGCGTGCGGAACGCTGACAGTAACGCTGTCAGCGCCCACGCGATAGCTGATCGCGTTGAAAAGATGGGTAGAGGTGTTGCGCAATGGCGTACCGCCGCGCAAAACCGGCTTCCACGGCGCGCCGTCCGGCGCGCGAGATTCAATGAAGCGCCTGCGCGTGGATTCCTTGACGTAATCGCCGATGGACGCCAGCGTTTCGGTTGCGCCATCTGCCGCGCGCATCATCCGCCCAAGAAGCGCGGTCACGCCATCGGCGCCATGAATAAAAATCTGGACGTTCACGGCATCCTCGCCAAAAGCCGCTCGGTGAAAACGGCCTTGGGGGCAATCACGGCGATCTGCGGCACGGGGGTGGCTTGCGAGTCGTCAACGCCCAAGAGAATCGCCCTGTTGGAGGCGTAGTCGCGCAGTTTGGACATGGCCTGTGCCGCGAGCAGCAGCACGCCGTCGCCCTCTTTGGCTTTTTCGCCATGAAGAGCGCGATAAGCCAGATCGCGCGCGATTTCGCGGATGTGGTCGGGCACGACGGCAAGCGGCGTTTTGACCTGACGTCCTATGTAATCGTCAACCGTGCGGGAAGCGGACTCGCAAGCCTGCTCGACATCGGCGTCAACGATGGTTGCGCCGCGCTCTTCATCGGTGAGTTGCGCTAACGCCATCGCGCCGAAGCGGTCGATCAGGTCTTGTTTCGTGCAATACGCGGTCACGGCGGCGGCTCACTTCTCGGCCTTTGCGGCTTTTCCGGCAGGCGCGGCCTTTGCGGCGTCCGCCACGGCCTTGATAAGCAAGAGCGCGGCGGCTTCTTGCTTATCAAGCTCGACAGTCGCGCCGACGGGAACCGGCTTGCCGTTTTGCTTGACAGGCAAAAGCGTGATGTATTTCGCCATGATGATCTCCTTACGCGATCACGTTGGAAAACAAGAAGCCCAAATCTTTGGCGCAGATCAGCTCGCGCACGGACTCGCCAACGCGCATACGCACGCCGCCGCGCAGGCCGATGTCTTTGTCTTCAATCTCTCCGGCAATCCGGCCGCCGTATTGCGCTGTAAACCCAAAGGTTGTGCCGCGATCGGCGCTTGCCAAGCTGTCGCGGTAGATCAGCGCAACGTAGTTGCCCCAAGCGCGCGCGATGTTGGGCATTTGGCCTTTTCTGGCAGTATTGACGAAGCCCTCGCCGACAAAAACGGCGTCAAGCTCAAAGAGCCGCGCCAAGTCATCGCGGGTGGCGATGCCTTTGGTGCTGGCGCGCCCATAGACGGCTTCGAGAATCTCGGGATGGCGGATCAGGCGCGAGAAAATCTTTCTCCCCATCACCATGATGTTGCTGCGCATCACCATGCCGTCCAGAGTGTCGAGCACATCTGAAACAGGCGTGCTTTTTTCGTAATCGCTCCATTGCGCGTTACCTGCGAGCGCCATTTGATTGGAGGCGGCGTAAGACGCGGTATTGAATACCAGACTGGCCGTCCTGACTTCGCGGTCTAACTCAACCAGATTGGTCATCATTTCGACGGCGTGGCCTCTGGGGTCGTAGTTAGCCGGGGCGTTGTCCATGTCCTCATACGGGACAGGATCGTCAAGGCCGAAGTCTTCGCAAAAGCCGCTCTCTTCGGAGGCCGAAAACTCGACCTGATTGGGCGCCGAGCGGCGGCCTACTTTGGTGTCGGGAATAGTGAAGCCTTCGGCAATGTTGAACTTGCGCCACTTGAACTCCTTTTTACCGACGGGAACGCGCGGCAGCACGTCATCGGCAATCATGGCGCGGTTGCGATAGGCAAGGGCAATGGATGTATAGACCGGATCAACCGGAAACGGGGCAAACTGAGGCATTTTGGGTATCCTTTATTTCTTCAAAAGAACTCTGAAAACATCGCCGTTGACAGCGTCAACAAGCGCCGTGCCGACGGCAACCTCGACATCTTCGACGGCCACGGCAACGCCTGCCGCGCCGGCGCCGACCAACGCGCCGCGCGCCAGGGTTCCGCCGGCCTTGATTTCGGCGATGCCGTCCAAGATGACATCGACGCGCTCACCGTCTTGCGCGGTGATGTGCTCAACAGTGACGCCCAGACAGGCAGCGCCCGTTGCGGCGGCTTTCACGCGCCCATCAGCCGAGCCGAGGGCAACAATACGCAGCGGCAGGATTTCGCCCTCCGCCACAAAGTTTTTGATCAAACCGGGGTTAGCCATGATTTACTCCTGAGTATTTTTGAGGTGATTGGCGGCGGCGGCAAAAGAAACGGTGTTGCCCTTTTGCGCTTCGCTCGCAACGTACTCTCTGATCCTTTGAGCGAGGTGTTCTGCCGTTTCGCCGGCGTCCTGCCCGTCGTTTGCCGTGGAGGAGAAAAGGCTCTTGTCGCCCGCCGGTTTCGGCTTGACCGCCAACATGTCTTTTGACACCGCCGCAAAAGCCTCTTCGCTCATGGCGATGTAAGGCTCGGCGGCATCGTCCGTCCACTCGCGGCCTAACGCGGCAAACATCTCGCGGACGGACTTGGTGCGGGTTTCCTTTTGCCGGGCTGAAAATTTCTCGTTCAACGCGCTCACTTGCGCTTCCAATTCGGCGATTTTTGCGTCTTTGGCGGCGACGATGGCGTCGTGTTCTGCCTGATCCATAGAGATGACTCCTTCGGGGTTTGTTTCTGAGATTGTCGGCGGGCGCTTGCCGCCTTCGCTGACCGCGAAAAACGCGGCGCTCGTGCTGTGGTCTGCACCCAGCGCGACAAACGACGTTTCCCTGATGCGGTTATTTCTGAAAACGGTGAGCGGTCCGGTGAACTCTTGCCCGTTGACCATCACGCGGCGTCCGGCATTGACACGCTCGAGCGACCCCGGCCAAATGCCGACCGACATTTGCCACGGCATCCCGCGATCGGCGGTGTCGCTGATCTGCCTGGCTTCGTCGCAAATATCGGAAAAGAGGCTGCCGGAAATGGTGATGTTGCCTGACAAGACAGCGGCTTCGATCACGCCGACGGGCTTGCTGTGGCCGTACAAAGCCGGAGCGGGCGTGTTGAATTGGGTGGACGCCAGATCGAAAACCACGGCATCCAAAAAGGGATGATCGGTAATGACCCCGCCGCCGTAGGCCACGCCGGAAAACTTGCGGTCTTTTTGCTCGCCCTCTTTGGCGGCGAAGGTTGCCAAAGCGGAAAACGCCACCGGAGCGGTCAGGTTTTGCGGGGGATTGAGGGTAGTTTTCTTGTCCATGCGGCAGACTTTAGCGCCGCGCGGACATCCTGTTAATGCTGGAAAATTCCAGTATGGATCATGCTTTTTTGTTTTTGAAAACCCGCGCGACGTAGAGATACGGGTGTTCGCCGCGCTCGGCGATGAACTGGGCGATGCGTTCCTCCGTCATCAAAACCGGACGATTGAAGGCTTGGGCGAATTTTTCGGCGCGGAAGGGGTCGCAACACTCGATGATTTCGGCCGGCGTCAAGCCGTGCTGTTCGATAAACCCCTGCCTTTTTTTCTGGCTTCTGACGGCGTCTATGGTGTCTTGCGTCCAAATGTCGATAAGCTCTTGCGCCGTTTCTTGCGACATTTTATTGGGGATCGCCTCAAAACCGGTGTTTCCGGGGAACACACGAAAGACATGTGACGGCGGAACGCTTACAGACTGATCGGCAAGCTCAGAGAGCCTCAGAATCAAAGTGTTGTTGATGATGATGCGCGACTCAACCAGAAACTTTGTTCCGATGCCAAAAAGAACCTCCATCTGCTCCGGCTTGGTCGAGTATTCCCCTATTTGGCGGCCAGTGCGCGAAACGATCGTTATCGTGATCTTTCCGGGGAAGCGTTGCCCGATGTTTTCGTCACGTGACGCCGCCGTGAAGCCGTTATATTGCACAACCTCACCCACATGATGCCAAGCCAGAAAACGCTCAAGCTCTTCCTTGTTGGTAAACTTGCTCATTGAAACGGTCCTGTAAACCTCGCCATCGTAAACCGGCGCTTTCTCCAAAAACGACATCACCGCCACCGCAACAGGCCATAATGTTTCAAGATCAGCGCTGTTGCAGCGAAGCGCATGATTCAAAAAACCTTGCGCCTGCGTCCAATGCCGCAACGCCACCTGCTCATAGAGCGCCGCCCCCGGCATCATCTTCGATATGCCTTGAGCCAGCATATCGTACCCCATGCCAAGCGCTGATTTTACGCTTTTCTCGATGTTGTCCGGCAAGAGCGCCATGCTCTCCCGCACAGCGGCGACGATGACCGGCGGCAACGCGGCAAGCCGAGCGTCCAACCTGCGGCGAAGATTGCCGTCGATGTCGTCAGGCAAGCCGCCAAAGCCGGGGTCTGGCGAGACAGACGGCTCGATCTGCTTGCCGTAGCCGCGTTTTTCTGCCTCGGCGCCGGAAAGCGAGACCAGCCCGCAGCGGCAGTTGTAGCCGCACGGCGGCGTCCAGCGCTTCCAGATATTCGCGTCGATGGGCGCGATGTAGCCGTTCATCGCCATGTGCGACGGTCGCGTCCGGCTGTCGTTGATCGCCGAGTACATGAGAAACGGGCGAGCCGCACGGTGACGCTTGAAACTCTCCCATTGCCCCGCCATGTAGGCCGTTTGCGCGTTCGTGCGGTAGATGGCGGACAGATGCCCGCTTTTGAGCGCCCAGTCTTGCTTCATGGCAAGCCTTCGCCACGTTTCGAGCGTTTGACCGTTTTTGAGCGCTTCGGTCAGCGAGTCTTTCACCTCCTTGATCTGCTCTAACGCCGAAAGCCTTGAAACCGTAAACGCCTGTCGGCGCGCGCCGTCCTGCGCGGCGCCGTAGTAACGGTCTGGCAGCATGGGCACGCGGCGGCGAGCAGCCGCGATGGCCTCGTCAAACGGCAGGCCAAAACCAAAGCGCAGAGGGTCGCTCATTTACCCTCGGCGTGCGCGTAGCCCAACAGATCGGCGGCGAAAAAGGCGCGGGCGGCGATTTCTTCAAACTCTCGCGGCGGCACGCCAGACAGCAACACGGAGAGCCGGTCGTTCAAATCATCGGGACTTGTTGCGGCTCGGATGGCGGCCTTGATGGCCTCGTCAGCCACCGGCGATCCGGCGCCCTCCAAAACCTTGCCTATTCCTTCCTCGATAGCCTCCTGCTCGCGCGTGAAACGCGGCCTGACGGCGGAAAAACGCAGCGGCGCGGCAGCAGCGGCGGCAGGTTGGGCGGCGACGGCAAAATCGCCTTCCTCGTAATCATAGACACGGTAAAGGTACTGATCGGTCAGCTTGACGATGCCGGCGTTGACCAGCACAGCGTCGCGGTCGGCGCGCTCTTTTTGCAGCCCGACGCCGTCCTCCATTTTGAACACCGGCGCGTCGCCAGCAAAGCCGTTGAGCGCCCACAGCGTGCTGATCATGTTCTGCGCCGTGCGCGAAACCAGCCGGATGTCGGCATTGCGGCGGTCCATGCGCACCTCGTTGTGCACCTTGCCCAGCGCGTAGCTGCCGACATCGTGGGCGTCGCTGGTGAGCGTTTGCCCCAGTATCACCTTATTGATCCGCTTGGCAATCGCCAAGTCGAAGCCCTCGAAATGGCCGGTCCCGCCTGCCGCCGCGACCGCTGACACATCATCACCGTTGCCCACGACCGCGACGGCGTTTTGCGCGGCGGCCGCCAACGCTTTTGCCATTTCTTGCGCGTCGCCTTGCGTTTTGCCCAGAATCATCGGCGTGCCGAAACGCTCGAGCCATTTGACCCAGAAGCGCCAGCCCTGCTGCCGGAAAAACCATGGCCAGTAAAGCCGCGAAAAAAGCGCTTCGCCGTAGCGGTTGTTAAACTCCTGATTGCGCACTGTCAGGAAAAATTTACGCGGGTCGGTCGGCTCGCCGCGCGGGTTCTTGCTGGATTTATAAAGCACCGAGCCATCAAGGTCGGGAACAAACCACTCAAACGGCTTGGCGGTGATTTCGGAGAAACCGATGCGCCCGTCCGGCCTTTTGATATAGACGATCTCTTGCACCGCGTAGCCGTAGGGAACAGCGCCGTGCATTCCGCGAATGGCCGTATCGTGCAAGCGCTCCCATTCGTTCCAGACGAACAGGAAAGCGTCGCCCTCCCCTTCGAGATGCCATGGCACGGCCATCAAAGCCTCGCGGCGCGTTTCCATCGCGCTCATGATCTCATCGTCGCCCATGAGCGCGCGCAACCGCTCGCGCGTGATGCCGGCGCGGCGCAACACCTCGTCGGGGTCGCCCATCGAGATGAGATTGTTCAAAAGCCGGTCAGTCGCCGACTCTGAAAAAAGACTCTGCTTCGGCGCGCCCGAAAAACGCTCGCCGAGACGGCTTAAAACGCCGGACAAACTTACCATGATGCTGACTCCATAGGCAGCGCTGTCGCCACCGAAATGCCCGGCATGGGCAAGGCCGCGAAAGCGATAGACAAAGCGTCCGCCTGATCGGCGAACTCTGAATGGGGGAAGGCAAGAATCTCATCGGCGAACGACGGCGGCAGATCGGGCGCGTGAAACACCATCCCCCGCTCGTAGCGCGTGGCCGCCGGTAAAAAGCGCATGAGCTTGTCGCCTTTCGGTCTGATTCCGCGCACTGGCAGCTTTGTTGTGCGCAAAAGCTCCTGCACGACAGCTGCCTGAAACTGCACCTCTTCAACGGCGATGAGCGACGGGTTCCACGCCGCCGCCGCCGACTTGATCGCCTCCAAAATCTGGTTGAACGACAGCCGCGCGCGAAAAACGTGCCGGACAAACAGCCGCCCCTCGGCATCTTGCGAGAGCGTCACCATCGCCGTAAACGCCGCCTCGTCCTTCATCGAGATGGCAAGGTCAACGCCCATGACCGTCACTGCGCGCCCTTGCGGGGCGCCGATTTTGATATGCTCCGGCTTAACCAAGCCGCCCGCGAAGTCCACATAATCGGCGAGATACTCCTGCCGGAAAACCAGATCGGGCAATTCCTGCCGCGCCGCCGCGATCTCCGCCGGACTGATATAAGGGTTATCCGCCGTCGGCGCGTGAAAGCTCGCCCATTGATCGTAAGTTGCGCTCAACTGATCGAGCCTGAAAAAATCGTTTTTACCCTTGGGCGTGCTGGCGAAACACGCCCCGCCTTGATAGTCGGTCAAGGTCGGGCGGATCGACTGCTGCCACTTGTCCACAAGGCCGCGCACCATCGCCGCCTCGTCAATAAAAACGCGGCTGTATTTCCTGCCGCGCGCCGGATCATCAACATCGAGCGACCAAAATTCAATCACCCCGCCGGTGACAATCTCGATCCTGTGGGTTGATTCATTCTTGCCGGAAGCGGCCTCTGACAGCGCCATTTTGCACGCCCGCCAAGCGTCGCCCAAGAGCTTGTAATTGGGCGCGAACCACGCCACGGGTTTCCCGTGAAACGCGCCGCCCTCCCCGGCGATGAGATAGTCCAAACCGAACACCGTCTTGCCGAAGCGCCGCCCCATTCGCAAGACATTGAAGCGCCTCAACCCGTTCCAGACGCGCCGCTGTCCGGCGTGCCTTGGCGGCAGCTTGATGATCACCCTGCCGTCAGCGGATGCCATCAACCGGCTCCCGCACAATTTCAACGGTCATCTTGCCCGACACCTGCTGCGCCAGCGCGCCGGAAAGCTCCCTGTTTTCTGTCGGCAAGCCCAGCGCGATGCGGCCTATGCGTTGCGCCGTTTCGATCGCCGCCGCATGCGCCCGAAGCTCCGCGCCGGTCATATTTCCTCTCTCTCTGGCTTCGCGCATGGAGATACGGGTGAGCAGCCGCAATTCTTTGGCGGCCTCGATGTCGGCGTTGTTGAAATCAACCAGATCGCGGGCGCGTTTTTCGGTTTGACTTTCAAGCGCCGCGCGCTCGGTTTTTTCCCGCAAAGCGCGGCGCTTCTTATTCCACTCCCCGCGCTTGCATCGGGCGCGCGCAGTTTCATACATCACGTCGTGCTTTGCGGCAAGCTCTCGTACAGACAACCACCCGCTCACATAATCTTGCTCGATGGCTGACCAGTCTGGATAGGTTGCTCTTTTTTCAGTCATGACATTTTATAATGCTTGACATTATACGGGATTCCCGTATAATTGGCGGCATGTACACGGTTATTGAATCTCACACCTTCCGGCGCCAAGCGGCCACTGTCTGGACTGACGCAGGACGCGAGGAATTTATCGACTGGATTGCCGCCAACCCAGAGGCGGGAGATGTCGTTAAAGAAACCAGCCCCGCCGCCCGCAAGGTGCGCTGGAAGCGGCGCGGTTCCGGCAAGAGCGGCGGTGCGCGGATAATTTACTATTTGCTCGACGAAGATGGCGCGGTATTTTTGGCCACAGTTTATGCGAAGGCAGAGACAGACGCCATAACCGCAAAGGAAATCAACAAACTGGCAAAGGGAATTTGACATGAAACTGGCAGACCTTAAAAATATCAACGTAGAATCCACGGCGCTCGCCATCGAGGCCGACGAAGGCCGCTCTATCTCCGGCCTGCGCGAGGGCTTGGCTGAGGTGAAAGCCGGACTTTCAGCAAGCTGCCGCGTGACGACGCCGGCACAAATTCTGGTGCGGCAGGCGCGCAACCGTTCCGGCCTGACGCAAGCGGCGTTCGCCGAGCGCATCGGTACACCCGTCGCCACCCTGCGCGATTGGGAGCAAGGGCGGTTTGCGCCATCCGGCGCTGTAACTTGCCTTTTTCGCTTGATTGTCAAACACCCTGAGCTGACAAGTGAGTTGACCGTTTGATCGGTAGTTTTCATTTTGTTTTCGTTTGTTTCAATCCGCGCTCCCCTTGCGGGGAGCGACTGGTTAGCGGCGGCGAAGCGGCGCCTTGCGCGTCGGTCTAATCGTCCCGTCGCGCAAAACACGGCTAAAGCCCTTGGTCGCGCCGGAAAGCCCATAAACAAAATAAGAGCCGGGCATGATTCAATCTCCTTTCAAGATGTGTAAATGTCCTCTCCTTTGACGGGGAGGTGGAAGGCATCCGGGTTCTCGCCTCTGTCTTCATAGCCCAGAATCGGGCGCCCAGATTCATCAACCCAACGCGTGTTTTCTTCATCGGGTTGCATGGCGATAAAAATCCGCTTGCTCCTTAACGGCGTCGGGTATTTGTCGATTTGCCAGTACCACTCAATCACCTCGCGGAAGGTTCTGGCCTTGGCGCTCAACCCCTCGTTTCGGATCGAGCGTCCGAACGGCATCAGATAATCCTTCATCTCCGACATTTCAAAATCGGGGTGAGGGTTCATTTCCTGATTGAAAAACTCAAAATCGAAAGCGATCCGCTTCTCCCCTGTCTCTTTTCCCCTTTCGAGCAAGGCGGAAAAAAACCAATCCATTGTCGGGAAAAACGGAAAGCCCAGATCGAAGTACGGTTGCCAAAAATGACCGCGACTTGAAAGCATGTGCTCAAACACGTTGACGCCGTGCTGGTCTAACACGCTCATGGCGCGGTCAAACTCTGCTGTATCGCGTTTTTTCTTTCCGGCAAGCTCGACAACCTCGGCAAACTCCGCTTTCGTCTTTGGGGAAAGTTGCGCGGCCTGAAGGTGGCTGATGTGGATATGCCCCGCCCAAACGTGCAAGAGCTTGTTGTCCGCCATCCAGCGCGCGAAGCCGTCAAAATCATTCCACCATGACGGGACATAAGGGTTCAGCCCGATCACGACATGATGCCCCAGCGTCTTTGCCGCCAGCGCCAGCGCTTTGCGCTGCTCGAAACTTGGCGCGTTGGGTTCCGCCTCGCGCCTGATTGTTTCGTTGTCATTGGTAAAACTGATGTACACCATCGTTTTGAACGGAGAGCGTTCGAGCGTTTCGAGCGCTCCCTCGCCGCCGCGCGTCTGGAAGGTAACGGGGATGCCCTGATTCCAGAAGTTATCCAGAATCGACCGCATCTGATCTGAGTTGCTTTTGGCGAACGGGTCGCTATCGTTGCTGGCAACGATGGGATGGCCTTCCATCAGCAGGCGCGCCGCCAGGTTCTTGCTCTCCTTGTTTTTTGCAATCACCGTTTTCAGCGTGTTTGCAATAGACGCATAATCTGCCCGCCGTTCAGGGCTATTGAGGTTGGCGAAGCAGTAAAAACAATTGTGGGTACACCAATTCAGTCCTAAATGAACCGGCACGGGACTGACAAGGAACTCGCCGGTGAACGCTCTTATCATTTTGTTTCTGTCTCCAAAAAAGTTTTCAAATCATCTTCCCGCATCAGCAGCCGCTTGACGGCTTCGCTGTCGGTTAATCCCGATTTTATCCGCTTCCATGCGGCGTGCTCTTTGGGAGTCAACGTCACCATCATCACGAAATCAATAGGCGCGGCTTTTCCGGCGTCATCGACGCCGTCGCCTGCCGCGCCGCCTGACCCGTCACCCTCTCCGCTTTGCGTCACCGGCGCCAGTTGAGGAGGCGCAAGGGGCGGCAGCTCCATCCCTAGCGCCGCCAACTCTACGGCTAGCGCGCTGTCATCCCATTGGCTCATCTCGGCATAGCGGTTGTCGTAGATGATGTACTTGCGGCGCTCGTCATCAGAAAACGCGCGCATGTAACACGGAACTTGCGACATCCCCATTTTCTTGGCCGCAAGAAGGCGCCCGTGACCGCACACGACGTTATCGTTTTCGTCAATGAGTAACGGAATCGTCCACCCGAAGTTTTTGATCGACGCCACAATCTGGTCAACCTGCCAATCGCTGTGAAGGCGCGCGTTTTTTGCGTAGGGGCGAAGCCTGCCGACAGCGACGTTCACTAGCTTGCCGTTCATGTCCGCGCCCCCCGCATCACTTGCCAGCGTTTCCAGATGGCGCTCTCGGTCATTCCCAGAGAAAGCGCAATACTGGCAACGGACTCGCCGTTTTTCCGGCGGCGCAAAATCTCGGCGTCGCGCTCTGCCGCAGAATTTTTCGCACACCTCGGAATGTCAAAAGTTTCCCCGCCAAGCGCGCGGCAAAGCTCTTGGGCCAGCGGCAGGCCGATCACGCGCGCCACCGGATGCAAAGCGTCGATGGCTTCAAACTGCGGAAAATAAAGCCGCGTGCCGCCGTACACCGCCACCAGCGACAGCGTGGCGCTCTCGCCGATCACCTCGGCAATAGGCTTCAACGATTCAGGAAAATCAACCATCCCCGACCCCCGATGCCTGACGCCACATCCATGTCGGCGCGCCGAACTTTACGTTGTGCTCGATTCCGAACGCCTGAATCAACTCGATCAACTCAGCCATTTGCGCCACCGACAAGCGCGACGTTGACACGCCCAGCACCACAAAGCCGCCGTCGATGCCGGGCATGACTTCCTGCTTGCGCCAAGCCGCCGAAGTCACGTCCTTCCACTCCTCCGGCGTGAGCTTTCGCCCGTACCAAGTCACCTGCCGCGACACATCGTGCAACAGCGCCCACAGGAGCGCGTTTTGCGCCAGCGAGCGCGTGAGCTTTCTCGGCGTGATTTTCATCACGAGAAACAGACCGGCGTCGAGCGATGCCTTGGCCTTCTGCCACGCCTGCGCCATGATCTCGCGCGCCGACTCATCGGGCGGAATCGTCATCTCGATCACATCATGCGCTTCGGTCATTGCCGCCCTCCTCGATCTCAACCAACAGCCCGCCGCCATCAACCGCCGCCCCCAGCCGGGTATGAATGTCCACATGCTGGCAATCATCGACATACGCGACGCCATTCAACGCGTCAATGGCGACCTTCTGCGCGTTGTCGAGATCGAGCCGCCGCTTGCACGCGCTGCCGTCCTTGTTTTTTTTCGGGTGCAACCAAATCCGCATCACGATCGCTCCGGTCAGAAGCCGCCAATGCGGATAGCTGCGCGCCATCGCCGCCGCCGCCTCTGCCTTGTACGCCCTGGCCTCTTTCGACAACACAACCCTGTTGCGAAAAACGAACCAGTAGCGGTTCGCGCTCACAGGGTAGGACAGCGCGAGCGAAATCATGCCGCGCTCCCTGCTTTTTTGATGCGAAAATCTTTAAACTTGATACTAAATATAGTATTATTCAAAACATGAACGCTGCGGCCAAACTTTTTTCTGCCATGAAAGCCAACCCGCGCGACTGGCGCATTGAGCAAATGCAAACCGTCGCTCGGCAGCACGGGATTAGCTGGTTGCAGGAGGGAACGAGCCACTGCGTTTTCACATGGGCTGACGGGCGCATTCTTTCCGTTCCGGCGCATCGCCCCGTGAAGCCCGTTTATGTGCGGCATTTCGTCAAAATGATTAAAGGAGATTGAGCGATGAGAAACCTTGACGACTATCCTTTTGAAATTCGCCCGTTGACAGTTGATGAAGGCGGAGGCTTTCTGATTACCTATCCCGACTTCAACACCTGCATGTCCGACGGCGAAACCGTCGAGGAAGCCATCGCCAACGGCAGGGATGCGCTGTCCGGCGCCATTGCGGCGCTTGAACATTTTGGCCATCCCGTGCCAACGCCCAACAGCGGCGGCGCGTCCGGCAAATTCCTGACCCGCGTTCCGAAAAGTCTGCACGCGGCGCTGACCGCGCGCGCCAAAACCGAGGGCGTGTCGCTCAACACGCTGGTGTTGACCTTCATCGCCGAAGGCATTGGGCAAGAAAAACATCATGCCGCCCCCAGCAGTTGATCGACTTTCTCCGCCGCTTGCGCCGCCAACAGCGCTTTACGATCGTTCTCCCACTGCGCGAAGTCGTCCGCCTTCGCAGCGCGCTCCATCGACAGCAATTCGACCAACTCGCGCAACTTCTGGCGCACCTGATCGCGATTCAACGCCGCCTCTTTCGAGACCGTCGGCGGCAGCGCTTTCAAGTCGCCGGCGCGAATGTCGGCAATCCATCCGGCCACTTGAGCGCGCGGCAGCTTGCCGGTACGGTACGCTTCGAGCAGCACCGGCTCGCGCGATTTTTTATCACAGCCCAACGACGGCCACCAGCGCAGCGCCGTCTTCGCCGCTCGCGCTTCGGCAACAACGCGCCGGTACGCTTGCAGGAACGCCATGCGGGCGCCCACCTCGTCCCCTGCGTCGAGAATCGGCCGGATGGCGGTAAACGCGGCGGCGATGTCGTCGTTCGTGATGATCGTTCTCCCTTCGTCTTGCCCAGACAGCGCTATCGCCCACGCTTCGTCCGCGCCCGGTCTGCCGTCGGCTTCCGCGAACTTCGCCAGTTGCGACCGAATGTGCGCCGCCGTCGGCGCGAACATCCCGCACGACGGGTCAGACAGATGAGCCGTCAGCGCGGCGCCGAAATCCTCCATCGACACGTCAGAGAGCGAGCGAAAAACGATCGCCTTTCCCGCGCTTCCCATCGCCTGTTTCCCCACCGCCTCATAGGCGGAATCGAGCATTTGCGAAAAGCTGTCAAAGTCGTTTTTAACCACAGCGCACCGCCTCACCTTCGATCACTTTTTCATTCGAGAAAACCATGTTTTCTCCCACCTCGTCGTCTATGCCCAGAATTTTTTTAGCCTCGGCGTTCGTTCGTCGCTTGCGTTCCTCGGGAGATTCCCGCGCCCTGCCGTCGCGGACCGACGCCGAAAGCCAAGCCGCTTTGAACCCCGTCCACCCGCGCTGACAGCACTCCGCCAACGCCGCAGCGAGCGACACCTTCGCCAGCGCCGCCTCACGGGCAATGCCGTCAATGGCGAGCTTTGTGGGAGGAGCGTGCTTTGCCCGTCGAAGTTGAAGCCAATCGCTGGCCGTTTCGGCATCCACCCCGAGCGATGTCAGATATTCCGTTGGACTGTACGCCGGTTTATGTTGTTGTTCTGGAGGTGAATCGGCGGTTTCGCGCACGCGGGTATATTGACGGTTCCTTGACGGTTCCTTTGACGGTTCTTGACGGTTAGTGTCGGTTTGCCCGACCGGTTGAGTCGGTTTGCCCGACTGGTCGAGTCGGTTTGCCCGACTGGTTGAGTCGGTTTGCCCGACCGGTCGTTTTGCCCGACCGGTTTATGCATCTTGATTGTTCGCGCCTTGATGCCATTTGAAAATCTGCGTTGAAATTTTCCGGCGTTAATATGTAAGTGGTATGTCTGCCGTTACCGCGATCGGCGGTCACGATACCGGAACCCTCAAGCCACTTGATCGCTTCGATCACAGCGTCCTTGGCGTAACAAGTGCGCTCGCAAATGTAGGCAATCGACGGGAAACAATAGCCATGATCGTTAGCGTTATCAGCCAAAGACACCAGCACTGACTTGACCGTGGGCGGCATTTGCAAAGGCCAGCAAGCGGCCATGATTCTCGTACTCATCTCTCACACCTCGTCGGAAGTCAAGGCGAGACCCTCCGCACCTGCTAAAATGACAGGCGCAACACCTTTTTTGTTAACTGATACGGAGGTTCTCATGGAAGAAAAAATTGAAATCAGCAGTCCTGTTCACATCGCGCCGGGCAGTCGGGAGCGTGTGGCTCTTGAGTTGCTTCAGATGATCGTAAAATCACCGGAGATACCATCACCAAAATCTCAAGAAGAGTATTTACGGCTCTACAAAAAGTGCTTCCGTGCAGTGTGCAACCAGCAGATGGAATACGTTTTAAGAGACGACTAGCGCTTTCTTCAAGCACGGCGGGGGAGCACCCCGCCCTTACCATCAGATCGGCACACTCAAAGAAAAGACGCTGCTCGTGCGTCAACTTCTCAATGTCTTTTTCAAGCAAATAACCCATTCTTTTCACCCTCTTTTCTCACACCTCGTCGGCTTGTGGCGCGATCACAGCTTGTTTAACAAGCGTTTCACGAAGTCAACGCCGTTGGCTTCGGCCTCGACCGGCGCAACCCAGAACGGCGCGCCGCCCGCCATTACATAGAGGATCAGCATCCCCGTTTTCTTGCGGATAGCCTGCATCTCCCGCCCGGGTTGTGGTGAGCCAAGATCGACGATCTGCTGGCGCGTCAAAAGCTGGCCGCGCTTCAAGCGCTTGATGATTTCATCGTGAATGCTCATGATTACCTCTCAAAGAAAAAAGACGCTTGCACAAAATGATTGCGCTTTTCGACTGATCGGCCTATCATGGAACCCATGAAAGCCATCTTCGCCAAGCCGACATCGGCAACGATCATCTTCGACGACATCGAAGCGCTGCTCTTGGCTTTGGGCGGCGACATTGCGGAAAGAGCCGGATCGCGCATCATCGTTGAACTGAACGGGAAGCACCTAAGCTGCCACCGGCCGCACCCGAGAAAAGAAGCCAAGGAATACCAAGTGCGCGACATCCGCGACTTTCTAACTAACGCAGGAGTGACCCCATGACCACCAACACCATGACCCACAAAGGCTACATCGCCCGCATCGAATTCGACGACAGCGACGGCATTTTTGTCGGGCGTATCCTCGGCACGCGCGACATCATCAGCTTCCACGCCGACACCGTGGCGAAACTCAGGAAAGAGATGAAAGCTGCCGTTGACGACTACCTTGCTTATTGCCAAGAGCGCGGCATCGCGCCCGACAAACCGGCCTCCGGACAGCTCATGCTGCGCGTGCCGTCGGAAGTTCACGCCGCCGCCAACATCGCCGCCCAAGCCGCCGGGAAAAGCCTCAATCAATGGGCTACCGAAGTGCTCAAACAAGCGACTCATCTCTGACCCCGGAAAAAAGGCGCCCGCGAACGCCCAACGCCGCCAACCCAAACAGGAAAAGGGGAAAAACAGTGTTGAGCCGTTCCGGGCAAAAAAGGCGCGCCGCTCGCCCGTGAGGCGCGAACGAGCGGCGCTGGCAGCGCGGTTGACCGCGCTGTTGGGCTTGTTGCAAAAAAACGCCACCGGAAAAAACATTTTCAGTCACTCTCCGTCTCGCACCGTCTCTGCCAATAAATCGCGCTGCGGGCTACATTGACCGTAAGCAAACTCACGAAGAATTTTTCGTATGAATGGGGACAAACTGTCGAAACCGTTTTCGGCGGCCAGCACCTTGAGATCACTCTTGAGCGTTTCGCCCAAGTGGACGCGGATTTCGTCAGTGCATTTCTCATGCTTTGCCATTCAAGCCTCCACAGGGAAAAGGCGGCGCTCCCCATCGCGGTAGAATGGAAGCGCCAACCACCAAACCACCACGAAAGGACGCGCCATGGAAGAAAACGACGCCAACAACCTTGAGGCTTTTGCCAGAGCCGTAGAGGACATGTTTGTTGCTGTCACCGGAACCATTTGCGCAACATCCTCCCCGTCAAAAGTCCTGAAAAACCTGATCGCAGCGCAGGCCGCAATGGACAAAAGCTATGGAAAAAACGCATGGCGGAATAAGACGCGCCATCAACCGGCCATCCCCGGAAGGAATGCCAGAGAGCCTTACTTGGGCTGGTCATGATTTCCTCGACGCAATGCGAGATAACACCATTTGGAATAAAGCCAAAAGCCAACTCTTAACGCGCGCCGGTGAAGCTTTTTTAGGAGCGTCGTTCGAAGTGCTTTTTGGCTGGTTAAAGTATCAGGCGGCACAGAAGACAGGAATTCCTCTAAGTCTGATAGGCAAATGAAATAGCAGATAGCGCCATGGTCGAAAAATTTTTGTTCAATCGCCGAATACTTGCGGTCTTTACCTTTCAGAAGCGCGTACTTCGACAACTGCCTCCAGCGTTCGACCATTTTTTCTAGCGCTTGACGTTCGACAGGAGCCATCACGCCGCCCTAACCACGAAAGGAAACACCAATGAAAAAGACCGTTTACACGTTCGTTCTTGAAGCCAACGAAAAAACTTACCGTTGCGAACGCCTTGTGACCGGAACAAGGACGCTCTATCAGACCATCCATGTGGTCGGCGTCGGAGAGAAAAGCGATCCGTTGCCCTATGGACAGAACGGACGACCGATAGAGTCGATGAAAGCAGCGGCAATAGTGATCGCTGGCGAAATAATCCGAGAGAACCCATGATCAATCCGCCCTCACATCAGCGCCCGTGGAACGGTGAACGATGCCGGCCAAAAGATCGACACACGCCTTCAACCGATCAAATTCCTTTTGCAAAGCCGACGCATGGGCAGCGCCCTCCGTTTCTTTGCGCTCAAGGCTTTGGTCGTTGCCGATTCCGTGCTGACCTTGAAAGAAAAGCTGCATATGCAAGTCGTCGTAAACGCGCCGCAGCTCGCACACCAAAGACGGATCACCGCTCTTTATGTTGTCTTCCAGCTCGCGCCAAACCAGATACAGAGCAATCGAGAGGCTGCACCTGTCGGGAAAACGCAGGTCTTGGCGAAGGTAGTTGGTTGATTCACCCATCACGCCGCCTTTTCCGCTTGCTTTTCAAGCATTCTGTCGCGGCGCAAAGCGCGCCGATGCTGCCAATACACGATAGGAAGACCAAACAGCAGCCCCGGCAAAACGCCGCCGACAAAACCACCAACGACCGCGCCGAGGAATGAAACCATCACGCCACCTTTTCCGCTTTCGGCGCGGGCGCGGTGCCTCTCAGGTATCCCCAATCCACATCAGGCCGCATGTCTTCGCAGCGCACGGCGCCGCCGGTTTCTCGCTCGATGTCGATGCAGAGGCTTTCTCCGAGCCGTCCACAGGCAGAGAAGGCCTTGCGGAGATAGCCGATGGTTGTCCCGATGCGGCGGCAGAAGTCATGCTGATCCGGCACTGACAGGGAGTTGATGTATTTCTGTAGTTTGTCCATTACAACACATTACATTCCTGTAAGGCATCTGTAAACATATTTGTACGTTTACTTTTGTGTAAGAAAGTGGAAAATTATGAGCATGTATATGACAGACGAGCAAATGCAATCTCACCGGAAGGCAAGGTTGGCTAAATGGATTGATGAGCGTTGTGGTGGCTCACAGGCCGCTCTTCTTAAAAAAATAAACGAAAACCTTAAAGATGACGAAAGCCCTATGGGTAGCTCTGAGCTTTCTACGCTTTTAAAAGACAGGGCTTTCGGAGAGAAGAAAGCGCGGAAGCTAGAGCGGCAAGCGTCGATGCCGAGGCTTTGGCTGGATCAAGAAGAAGATGGTAAGCATGGCAGTGCAGGCAACGTAAAACTGGCTTCCATAGGCTCACGCTCGGTACCCGTCATCAGCTATGTACAGGCGGGCAACTTCAGGGAAGCCATCGACGCCTACCCTGATGGCGGCGGCTTTGATTACATCATGGCCGATCAAAACCTTGGAGACTACGCCTTTGCTTTGGAGATAGAAGGGCTGTCAATGCTTCCGAGGTTCAACCCCGGCGACCGCGTGATTATCGACCCGGACATACACCCGTCGCCGGGAGATTTCGTTGTTGCAAAAAACAAGGAGTCGGGCACAACCTTCAAAAAATACCGCCCGCGCGGCGTCGGTGAAAACGGAGAGATGATTTTCGAGCTTGTGCCCCTCAATGAAGATTTTGAAACCATGCGCTCAGACAGACAGCCGATACAGATCATCGGCACGATGGTTGAGCATAGGCAATACAGGAGGCGTTAAACATGCCTGCTGTCAGACAAATAAAAAGGCAACAAGAAATAAGCTGATAACCGCCCATGTAAAACCAAAAATACTTAAAGCGAGCCCCACAAGAGAAATCGAATACATCAAAGAAACTGGCGGTTTTTATCCGACAACCGCGCCAACCAAAAAATAATCAATCGACGAACCCGCCGCCCGGCGGGTTTTTTATTGCCCATAAATCCCATTAAGCATAAATCGCCGACCCCCACCTTCGTAGGGGCGGCATTTTGCCGCCCGCCCATCCCTGTTGCGGCTTGGGGACAGTATAGCAAAATACTTACAAAAATGTATTGACAGGCTACTTACATATGTGTAAGATTCACCCATGCATTACAGGGAGGAGCCATGCAAAACAGCAACCGCGAATTGGAGCGCATCGTCAAGCGCGATGCCGCCGTAGAAGCCTTGATTGACGATCTGACGCTGGAAGTGGCGGTAGAGCGGGTTGAAGCCATCTGGGACGACCCGATAGGCAAAGAGTTGACTGATTACATCGAGCCAGACGACGCCGCGCAAATGCTGCATTTCGTTCACCTTGCCGCGCTCGGCGGGGAGCGCGGGGACTACGCCGAGGCCGAACTCGCGGCGCTGCATGACCGCGTCTATCGGGACATGGTGGATTTCTTCGTCAAAAAATACGACGTGCAGCAAGAGGCCGCCGACCGCTACCACGCAGACGTGCGCGACTACTACGAGGAGGCGGTATGACCCGCTTCTTCCGCTTCGTTCGCCTGCGGCGCAACGGCTTTTCCCTGCTCGCCGCGTGGCGGCTGTCCCGAACAACAGACCAATGGAGGCTGAAATGACCCACAACATGGGCAGTTTTGAAATAAAACGCTTGAATAACGAAGCCAAACTTCGCGCTGAAGCGGAAATGTTTTGGCGCAAAGTCTTCGCATTTTTCACCGGCGCAGTATTAGGAGCCGCCGTTATCACCATCATCACTACCATCATGGAGAAGCAATGAAACGCATCTATAAGATCACCGAAGCAGCCAGCGGCAAAACCCACTTCGTGCGCGCCGACAACCGGGCGCAGGCCGTACGCATTCTCACCGACGCGGTGTACACCACCGAAGTGGCGACCACCGAAGACGTGGTTGCCGCCGCCGCCAAGGGCGCGCTGATCGTCCTTGAGGATCAACCCGAACCCACCGACGAACCGCAAACCGAAGAGGAAGCAGCACAGCGCATGCGGAAAGCAGCGCTGTCAGTTTTGCGGAGCGAAGCGGCAGACCGCTTTCCCGACAACATCGACGTGGAGGAATGATCCATGAAAATCGAAATCAAAAACCGTTTTTCTGGCGTGGTAATTTTTGATCACAACGCGGAAGAAAACAGCCTGCGCCTTGCGCTTGAAGTTGCCGTTAAAGCAAAAATAAACCTTAGCTGTGCCATCCTGAGCGGTGCCGACCTGCGCGGTGCCGACCTGCGCGATGCCGACCTGAGCGATGCCAACCTGAGCGATGCCGACCTGCGCGGTGCCGACCTGCGCGATGCCAACCTGAGCGATGCCGACCTGCGCGGTTCCGACCTGCGCGGTGCCGACCTGCGCGGTGCCGACCTGCGCGGTGCCGACCTGAGCGATGCCGACCTGAGCGGTGCCGACCTGAGCGGTGCCAAGGGCGCGCTGATCGTCCTTGAGGATCAACCCGAACCCACCGGCGAACCGGAACCTGAATCCGGCTTGCTTCCGCCCCAATGAGCCGCCAACAGCAAACCGATGAACAGGAGCAATACGAAATGGAACAACCAAACAAACAAATCGCCGCCGCGCTGGTCAAGGCGCAGCGCAACTTTTCACCGGCGCTTAAAACCAACACCAACCATTTTAACTCGCGCTACGCCGACCTGGCATCATGCGTTGAGGCCGTTATCGACGCCCTGAACGGTGCGGGCATCGCGCTTGTGCAAATGACCAGCAAGAGCGAAACCGGAGTCACCGTGGAGACCGTTTTTATCCACGAGAGCGGAGAGGCTTTTCGCGCCGGAGAGCTTCACATTCCGGCGAACAGAATGGACGCGCAAGGCTTCGGATCGGCGCTCACCTACGCCCGCCGCTATAGCCTCATGGCCGCTTGCGGCATCGCACCGGAGGACGATGACGGCAACGCAGCCGTCAAAACGCAGCGGCAGGAAGAGCCCGAAGGCATGAAGCCGAAAGCGCCCGAAGGCATGAAGCCGAAAGCGCCCGAAGGCATGAAGCCGAAAGCGCCCGAAGGCATGAAGCCGAAAGCGCCCGAAGGCATGAAGCCGAAAGCG